CGAGTCTGTAGCGAAAAGCTTATCAACGACAAAAGTCACAGACACAACTGTCTTCGTAACAGTAATTGGAGCGCCTGATGTCGTAATGCGAACGGACACAACTTTGTCGCCGTCCGATGCGTATTGCCAGTCTAGAAACCAGTTCTTAGCGAGTACAGGATTACCAGTAACTGCAACGAAACCCGCGCCAGTCTCTGGCTCGATTTCGACAAGCGTAATCGCGGGCTCGCCCTTAGATATATAAGACTTTGAACAATCAATTCTAAATTTATCATTAGCCTGAACCTTATCGTCAGACTCGATCACCGGGAATATGCCCATTATGAATTCTCCTTATCTTTGTCACTATGAATAGCGCCTATGCCGCCAGGGATCTCGTCGCCCTTAAGATTGTACAAGATATTTAGCGCCTCGATCAAAGCCTGATGAGTTTGTCTGTTTACGTGTAGCTGCGCCAGAGCGTTATTTATAAACTCATAAGCCTTCTTTGGATCTACACCTGATCCGCGCTCCCCACTCATATATGCGTCCAATCAATTATTGAAACCAATTTAATAGCTTCCTTTAATTTTAGTTTTTCCTCTGTAGTCATGTCTCTCAAGTTCTTTTTTAATAATGCTAAAGCCTGCAATTTCGTCATACTAACTCCAAACCGCGCCGTCATAATACGATGGCGCTTGTAGTGTTAAATCATAAACGTACATACCTTCAATAGCTGTTAATGCATTTTTCTGAGTCGTCGTCATTCGAGGTAAAACAAATGCTTTCGTTGTCGATTTAATTTCAAGCGCAACACTTGCATTGGTCACGATGTCGTCGCTTCCCGCGGTTCCACCAATTAATAAATTACCTTGAAAATAGTTATTTACTCCCGGTGATTCATAAAAACCCCAAGTGTCGGTACCGGGATTGCCGAAGGGTAAATCCATAGTATATCCGCGAAGTTTATTAATTGCCGTCACGCCGTTCGGGATCGCAATAGCTCTGCATAGATCCATAATATCTATTGTCCCACCCGTTGAGGTCGCATCTAGACTTAGGACAAACGCTCCGGCGGCGGCGCGATCAATCGTTGAGCCGGAACTCATATTCGTAACCATCGGAGCGGCAAAGGAAACTAATCCGGTTAGTCCGCTCGTAACGGCGGCATTCGCTCCAATGTAAAAAAGCATTGCGGTGTTAACGCCAAGTGTATCACCGTTTGCAATCGTTGCGTTTGCCGCTACCGTTGGCTGGGTTATCAAATTATGAATAGTGGACGGCTGCCCACCACCGTTAACTACCGTAGCGCTTGCGAATGAGTTAAGCTTTCCGTTAAATAAGAGCGCACCAGTTATTTCAACATCCCCGTCTAGGAAAGCAGCAAGAGTCCTACCGGCATCTATGCCGCCTGAAAAGTTTGTCGGTCCAGCGGTAACTTGTGCGGTACTTCCTACGCCGGAAATTACAACGGCGATATTGCCCGCAATATTAAGGTTGGCGTCAAGTGCCGCTTTAATTTGCGTAGCCGTTGAAACGCCGCTTTGGATTTGAACCGCAATCGCGAACCCTGCAATTGAAATCACTTCCGAACCTGCGGTGCCGCCGGGAGTATATTCTAAGGTGTAGGAATTATTGAAATTACCAGGAGCATTAAAAGCTAAAGTTAAATCTTGAAATACAATACTTGCCTGAGCGCCTGAGAAAGGCGTCACGCCGTCCATTGTGACCTGCAATCCCGCCGCGTACCTTGCGGAAGTTATCGTCGGGTTTACGTTTACACCCTGGTAATAACCGTTAGCATTGAAAACCCCTAGATTGCCGCCGACATAAACGCCGATAAATCCCGCGTTGCCGGTGAAGGTATTAATGTCTGGGTTTATGTTTAAGCTCGTGTAGTTATTATTGTTCGCAATGGACTCAAGCGTCGGTGTAAAGTTAGCCGACGAGTAACCTTTAACTTCGCAAGCAAAATTTGCGTTGTCGAAAAATCCTTGAACGTATGCATTTTGGTGAATGATCGCAGCGGCGTTTACGTTTGGCCCGAAACCGTAACCTAGAATCGGCCCGTTTATTGTCACGTTGGCGTTAACGGTGCCTTGGCCCGCAATATACGAAATGCCTTTGACTGAAATCGGATCAGTACCGTTTCCTATTCCTAAATCGTTTTGAATAAACGCGATTGAACCAATGTCGCCGCTCGCATTGTGAATGGCGTTGTTAATAGTAAACCGAACACCATTGCCGTTTGTTCCGATACCGAAACCCGTGTTGTTTGGATCAATCGTTATTTGTCGATATTCAAAAGTAGCCGTTTCGTTTGGTGAATTCTGCAATGGCTCGATGTTAAAGCCAATACTGTCCAAGTTGACGTTTTGAGCAAGGTTATTGGGCTTAAATACATGAGCACGGTTTAAGCCGAAAGTCTCGGTGTCGTGCAAATAACCGGGCACCGAAAACGGCACGCCCGACGAGTTAAAGCCCGCAAACGAATTTGCAGTTCCGGTTAGAATATTTTGTTTGGCGTTAAGCGCCGATTGTAAATCGGTCTGATTAGAAAGTGTTCCGGTGATCGCGCCCCACGCAGTAGTTGAAACCGATTCGGAAGGAAACTTTGCGCGTGAAAGTTGAACACCCTGAAATCTTAAATCAATATTAGTATTAGTACCGACCCCGACGTCGACTTTTATCCTAATGACCAAGCGGTCGGTCGGATTCATCGCGCGAACGGGTTCCATTGTGGCGTAAGATTTTAAAACCGATATGCTATCGGTAATTACTTCGCTTAAATCCGACGTGCCGATAAGTGTCTCAACACCACCTGGGACTGTTCGAATATAAAACTCAGCCAATAGACGGACGTCTTTCGTCCCAGCCGTTCTTTGCGCGTAAACATTAAAGCTTAAAGGCCCCGCCGGTAAATGACTGGCGTCAGGAAATCCAAGCGGCGTACAAAACGCGGTTAGATAATTTCCATTAGCGACATTGGCGAATGACGTACTGGCTCCACCGCCTGCTGATATGGCTTTCGTCATCGTCAGCAGTCCTGCACCTAGGTCAGACGCGGTGCTTGTAAAATAATAAGCACCGTCGCCGTCTATTAGCTCGGTAAGTTCCTCGTTAAGATATTCTAAGGTAATAGACGACGAGTCAGAGCCGGCGCTGTCTAGATTTCCAGTAAAAATATTGAAAACGTAACCCACAACTAAGTCCTCGCCACAGTTGAAATCAACTGCTTTGAGGCGCTCGTATAAGTAACCGTTAACACTGCGACCGTGGTGCCTGAAGCGCCACCGTTTTTATAAGTGTAGACCTCAACCACTGAGCTAGGATACGTCGCCAATATAAAATCAAACTCAACACCTTGTAGAAATGAACCTAAAGCCCCAGCACCAAGCTTCACGTTTACAGCTACATTGCCGCTACCGTCGGATTGAAATTTCTTCTGCTCATTATCTTTTTGATTAGCTGAATCGTAAACATTACTCACAGAACACCGCCTGAGAACTCTTTTACGAGAGCGGTTTGTTCTTCCCTAGTGACGTGGTCCGGGTAATACCAGGCCAGCCATTTATTATTGACAAACATAATATCGTAGCGATGCCAACACCCACGCTTGCCGTTATTCACACGCATTAAGCGCCGAAGTCCTTGCGGAGTATCGGCGCTCAAAAAATCTGGGATAGCTGAAAGGCTTTCCCGACTCACTCTAGTTATTGTCTTTAATAATTAGCGCAGAAACACCGGCGGCAGCGCCTTTTTGACCAAGAAATCCAGCCCAAGTTCCAAAGATTTGATCCAACACGGCGCGAACCGCTTTTGAACCGTACTCGTTTGCACCTTGTTCTGAATAACTTGGAGCCGCTTGCATGCCGAAACCGATTGCGTCTTTATCGAATAGATAAAACCTATCTGCTGCTACTTTAGTGGAAACCACAACATCCATACCGTGAATCCGACCAATAACACCTGAAGGAATTACAGCGGAGCCGTAAATTTCAGCGCGCTTAAATTCGTCGATGTTCAAAAGCAAGGCCTCCGAGTCAGTGCCGACAAGTAGAGTGGCTTGACCTAGGTTACCCTCACGGTCCAGAAAGATTTTACGCATTTGTAAGCAAATGGCGTAAGTAATGACTCCAGCCGTAGTCGTCGCGCCACCAGCTGACTCAAGACGTGCAACTATTTGCGTCTCAAGACTGAAGGCGTGAGCGCGTGCAGCGCGTGCAGCAAGGTCCATCTGAACGTCTACGCGTGATTGAACGGCTGACATATAATCAACTATCCAAGCAATGTATCCGTTGTAGTCCAAGGCCATTACGTCGTTAGAGAACGTCAAAACGGTCGCGTCTCCCACAGCACCCTCAACACGATCAACCGCTGTGAAGCTTCCAGTTTTTGGAATCTCAATTGTCTTAAGACCAGGTTGAGCCAAGAACGACCAGTCAGTCACTCGGCCTGCTAATTTTGAAGCCTCGATTAGTTCGCGTTGAACCACGGCAGCAATTAAATCCGCCTTCGTTGCTCCTACTTCTGTATTTCCATGAATTGCGTCAGCCATAATATTCTCCTCTTAAAGTTTTAAAGTCATAGCGTAGGTGATTAGTTCCTGTTTCGACATCTTTGAAATATCGAGTTTGGTATTCGGCTTCGTACCGGGAACGCCATCCTTAACGCTAGGCCCTGATTGTTTAAACATAAACGAATTTTCTTTTTTAAAATCCTCAATGGTTTTTAATAAAAGATCCTGATTCGTCACTCTTAATGTCCCTGCATCAACTTCGAACTGATCCACGTCAATTGCCTTCAGCATTAGTTCTGGTTTCAAGCAACCCATTTCGGCAGCCTTAACCGCAACCTGATCCCGAACTTTAGAGCGCATCATTTCTGCCTGCGTTTTCTTATAAGTCGAAACCTCTTCTTTAAGCATCTCGATAACTTTGTCCTTCTGGCCGTCGGCTTCGAGTTGTTTTTGCTCTAAGTCCTTTGCCTTCGTACGCCAATTATCGAGCTCCTTTTTAAGCTTCGTTGAGTGATCTGAATTGACTGTTTCTGTTTTTCGCTGACCTTCAACTGAACCACTGGTATCAGCTGTCGCCCCACTGGTGGCTTGCGCCGTAGCTCCGCTGGAAACTACTTCGCTGTTTACTTCGGACATTCTATCCCCCTACTTAATTGTTTTGCAAATTATCTCTTGCTTCGGACAATTCGCCTTATCTCGTCTAATACAATTCGTCTTATCCTTTTAATTCCCTTTTTATCCATCCCCAAAAAAGTAAATCCACGCGATGCTAGATTTGAGGCTAGACCTTTGTTTGATTGAACCTGATCTTGGTTTAGGAAATCAATAGGCTTACCGGTTTTTGACCAAACATATTTAGTGGGCTCCCTCGACCCGCTCGGAGCAATTACCACCTCGCCAGACCTGGACTTTATTTCAGCAGCCAAAGAGTCCAGGAGTTGACCGGTTTGAGTGATCTGACTTTTTTTACTTCTAAAAAATAAAGGCCTTGATGGATTCATCTTTATAACGCCGCGCTCAATTAATTCTTTGATTCCTTTTGTCGAGTCCTCGGTGTCCTTGATCGGTGAACCTTCGTTTGATAGGTCTCGACCCTTGCGGGTCTCCGCCTGGATTCGCTCGACAGAGAATTTGCCAATGTCCGCGTAGACCTGTGATTTCCTTAATCCATCTTTGAATAAAGCTTCAACGGCGGCCAGGACTGATTTAACATTCTTAATCTTGACCTCAGCCATTGTCGTCACCGAATAAATTATTTAAAATAGAGCCGAGAGTGCGACCCTGGACCGGTCTTTCGCCAGAAATAATCTGCCCTAATGTGGCGACGCTAGACCTCGCCGGACCAGTTTCGGCGGTCGCCTCGCGCACCGTGTCCTCGAATAAATTCCTAACGCGCTCCGCTTCCTTCGCACTCAGTCCTAAGAAATCACGCTTCGCACCAACGCTACCGCTGATGTGACCGTGTGCTTTATTCGCCTCCTCGGAACTATTCCACCCGATCGTGATCGTGGCCTTCTCCTCTTCGATCACGTCCATTAAACCCAGCATGTCGCCGGTTAGTGTTAAATTTGGATCTGATTTTGATTTACCAGCAGCCTCGAACTCTAGACTTTCGGAGTACATTTTAGAGTAATTCTTAAACTGCTTACCCTCCCAGGAGACCCCGGACTTTGTGCGCTTATTTATTATGTCTAGAATTTCCTGACCGACGGCCTGCCTAAGTCGTGACGAGTTAGGGAAAGCGGTCCCGAATATTTCATCCAGATTAATCTTAAGCGCATACTGATTCGACCCCGTAGTTATGCGCTCGCTAAACTTGTTCAGTTTTGGCATCTTGTATTTCTACCTCGCCCAGTTCAGAGCTGCTGATTTCAGCCATTAGTTCCAATGCCCGTTCACGGCCAACACCGCGATCCATTTCAATGGCCTCGATCTGGCTAATCAAACCCATGTCCAATTTCTTTTGGATTAGGTTTAACTTTTCCTCTTCGCTTGTTAACATTTCTGGCTTATGGAATTTAATCGACAACTTGGCGTCCTCGGGAATAAGTTTCCCAGCTAGATCAGCGCGGAAACCGCCCTCAGTGACGTTCGCAAAAGTATTGTTCCAAGCCTTTACGATTTCAAATAAATCGGTCTCGACTTTCGTGTAAAGTTCAACGTCGTCCTGACTGGCCTCGAACTTCTCTATCATCTTTAGCCAACGATCCAGTCCGCTCGTAGCGCCGTCCGTTTTGCCCATCGAATTAACTACGGATGGTGATAAGCCTTCGCTCGTAAGGAATAATGATAAGAAATTTTCTATCAACTGTAGGCTCGCGCCCAGATCCGGAGTCGGTGAAGCGAATTGAAAGCTAGGACGAGTCGCCTCGGTGTCGTTTGGATTTAACTTCAGCCACAGTGCTCGTCTTGGACCTATAGTTAAATCCTTTGGTTGCTCGACGCTGGAAATGATCGCCTGACTCCAGCCCTGCATCCTCGAAATCTCGCTCGTGTCTGACAACAACGTACCGAGGTCGATGCTAAACACCGTCGACGAAAGCCCAGAGCGCACGTAGAACTCGAAATCCTTATCCGTCGCAACGTCGATGAAGGGCATCGTCCCGACGATGGGGCTGGCCACTAATGGATCGCTCGGATCAGTTACCGATTGGGAAATCAAGATGCCGAACTTATCCACCATCTGCCCTTTCGAGTTCGTGATGAAGTTAAAGTCCTTCGTCCACCAGTAGAATAAAGCACGACCGCGATAATCATCCGGATCAGCTATTTTTTGATTATTCATATCGGAAAAATAACTTACGCGCTGTCCTGGGTTCTGATTCCCGTTACTGTGCCCTAGGCCTGAGAATAACCTCGACTTATCGAACGAGGAAATAATAACGGCGTCCATTTTCTCTGGGTTTTCGTCCTGCGGTATCACATCGAAGTGATGCTGGTAGAGTGGACGCAGTTCTAAATTACCGTCCTTGAGAACGCACTGAAGCAACGCCTGGTCCTGCAATTTGTATATCTCATTTGATTTCTTAAGCTTCACGTTAGCCGACGACATGGCGTAGAGCAGTTCAATATGTTCTAGCTGCTCTTGACTGACTCCCGTGAACTCTCGGTCCGGTGTATTTCTATACAGGCTGGATTTTTCTTTAATGATTTTCTTAGTCAAATTAATTGAGGTCAACGTCCTACCGCTAACGACGGAGTCCTTTCCCATTTCACTGGCTAATTTCTTTAAAATAAAAGGCCGCTGCCTACCCTTGTAGACCTCTAACGCCATGAGGCTTGCCTCTTTGCGCATTAGGTTTTCCTCGCTACCTAGGATTTCCTGAATTACTTTCTGACGATCACTTGGCGATAAATAATCAATGCCCATTTAGTAACTTCCTATAGTGGTCATGGAACTCTGACCGAAAAGGTTTAAATTGTCCTGATAACAGATACCGTATCCAAGCGCAGTCGTGCAATGTTGCCAACGGTCTTTATCATTCTCCAGATAAAGTCCACCGGTCTTTAGTCTTGTCAGACGCATGCCCTTGTCTAAAGTTTTTGCTCCACGGTACACGAAAAGTTTATTCCAACCGTTGGCATCTTTGCAATAAGCATTAACTGTGTTATGCCGCTGCCTGATGGGTGGATTGGATCTTGCGACCGCCATTTTAAAACGCATCTTCCGATCACCGGCCAGAGTGACGTTAGCTAAAAACTTTTCTATCTGCCCGTAATCAGAAACCTTCGACCTCGTGTCTCGACTCGCACCCGACGCATCGCCGTGAACTATATAAAGCTGATCGTAATTTAGCCAGCCTCGACTTTCAGCCTCCTCGAGACTATCAAGCGTACGCTGACCGTCGACAATCACTTCGTCGAAGAAATGCCAGGTGTCCCGCTCCTTATCGTACTGACTAAAGATAAGCGACAAGGGTTTACCGTCGCCAATGTTGAAATCAAAGTGAAGCCGAATAGGAAATCTTAAATCAATCTCATAATCAACTGGTCTGTAATTCTCGTCGCTGTAGGCGTAATAGATAACCTCGGTATCAATCTCGACCCAACGACCGTAGATCATTCGCTGTGCCATTTTCTCGTCGAGCCGAGACTTAAGCTGCTCGATGTAAGATTTTGGCAAATACGGGTTTTCAAAAGTATTCGAGTAGAACACCTTCACGAGGGGATCTTTCGACATTACGATTTTATCGTAAACCCAATGACTTGGACCGTCGGGATTGGTGGCCGATAAAACCCATGGTTCCTTTATATGAGGAACGCGGTTTGTTCTTTGCAGTATAACTTCATAAGCGCGTGAGTCCTTGCTCTCGGTTAACTCCTCAATAGCGAACGCACTGAACTCCATCGAGCCGAGTTTCGTGAAGTTACCGTCCGCCCAGCTAACCGCCTTGATGATCGATTCATTCGGCAAGTGAAAATCTCCAGTGGATTGATGGTATTTGTAATCGACTCCGGTCTCGAATAAATGTTCTTTTATCTTCGTGCACAGCGTGGCTTTTAATTGCGGTAGAGCAAGACGACCGACACCGACCTTAGCGCCCGGATACATCAACGCGTGAGTCGCCACCATGTGCGCGAGCGTTAATGATTTAGTCGACCCGACGGAGCCGGATAACAAAACCTCGTGCGTTCCTTTTTCAAAGTCCGCCGTTCTTCTAAGATGCCTAATAACCTCGAACTGCCCGGGCAGGGGATTAAATAAATGTAGCGGTGGAGTTGAGTAGGCTGTCACTGCAGGAAGTCCGCTGGATCTTTATGCCTGAAAACCCCTTTGGACTCGGTGACCCCGCAGATAGGGCAGACCGTAAACCTGTCAAATACTTCCGCAGCCTCCGCACAGCTTTCAATATAAAACACGAACTGTAGTAGTGCTTCGTCAAACTCAGAGCGAGTCACGCCACGCTCCGAGGCGCGATAAGCTAAACTATCGGCCACGATATCAGACGCGAAGATGAGCTCGTTATTTATCCGAAGTATTATCATCTGGTGGTACTACTGGCGGTGTGACGTCTTTAGTTTCGTCTAAATTGTATTTTAAGATAATAGTTTTCTTGTCCTTATCGAAACCATGCTCTACACGGTCCGTCCAACCAGCTAGATTTTTTAGAGAGAAAATCATCATCGTTCGGTCACCACTCCAGGCCATGGCTAAAGCTTTTTGAATTAACTTTATCTGCGTCGTAGCAAGTTTTCTCTCCCTATACTCGCCGATTGATAAGCCTGTTTTTTTTCTGATCAGTTGTTCTAAATATGAATTACTGACGTCAATAAAATTGGCAACCATCTCGGTCGTAGCTCCGAGACTAAAGGCCGTGTCGATCTTTGACCAGTCCACTACTATCGTTACCGGTCGTCCTCTTTTTGCCATAATCCTCACATTATATATTACATTCGGTTCAGCTACGATTTACTTTAGTCTAGAAAGCTTTTCCGATGCTGCCTTGTTGGCGTAAAGTTTTTCTACCTTGTCTACACGCTTGTCTTTGTTGGCTGACATCATGGATCTTTTATTTATTTTAAAAACCAACTTAAACCTTGAGTCAGCCACATTATATTCACTGATGAACACAGGCTGAGATTGCGCGTCGGCCCAATCGAAAAACGCTTTATGATTAAACTCTGCTCCGTAACCACCTGTGTCCAGATACGGAATGTCACAATAGACGATTGAGTTTTCTTTTATCTGCACCTGCTCGTAGCTTGTATTGTAAAAGTTAAGCCCCTCGAGTTGCTGGAGTTGCTCGAGTTGCTGGAGTCGCTCGAGTTGCTGGAGTTGCTGGAGTCGCTCGAGTTGCTGGAACATTCTTAGCTGAGCAAAATCATCGACCACCCTATTTGCTTTAACCATCGATAAGTCATCGTCTTTTAAAAACGGCCATAGAAACTCGGGCAATTTTGTTTTTCGGTAAAACTCCATTTTGTTTCTTAGAAAAAGTCTTTTCTGTTTTATGTCATAGCCGGAGTTAAAACTCTTCAGGCCGAGAGTCTGCTCTGCCAGCGCATCGAACTGGTTAAATACAATGGCGTTGTGTAATGATTTTTTGTACGTCTCTATTTCTTTTGAAAAAAGATAGGTAATGCCGTCATTACTAAAAGACCAAATCATTTTCGTGTACGCGCAGTGCTCAACCCGATCAAAGAACATTTCACGAGTGACAAACTCTGGTTTAAACACCGAGTAATTATACTTGCCAGCGATCGCGTTCTTTATCATCTCGCAAATGCCAGGCCTGATTTCGTTAAAATGAAAGTGCTTATAGTGCGTCGACCTGCGAAGTAGCATGGAGTGAGTTACTGAAAACCCGCCGCCGAAAAGATCATAGAAATTATCGGCTTTAGGAAAAACCCTGATTAGCTCGTTACAGATAGATCCCTTAGAACCTTGATACGGAATGCCATACTCAGCCACGGAATATCGCCTTTGCAATCAGCCCACGGCCTGACAGCTCATCAACGAGTGCAGTCATCTCATCGCCGTTGACGCACACTACTTCCACCTTAAATGTTTGGCCCTGGTCTGTGTCGGGCTTGTCGTCTAAAAAATTCTCTGGTGAATTTAAAATAAGATCCGGAACACCTAATAAATCTAAATCAAAACCAGACACGTCAAGCTGTAGATTAAGCGCCTCGAGCTTAAACATTTCGTCATCGTGATTGGCAAGTTCCGCTATTTTATTATCTGCAATCATATCGGCAAACTCTTGCGCTTCGTCGTCGTACTCCTGATAATCCACGGCGCACTCTAACCAACCGAGGCTCATTATCGCTTCCAAACGACCGTGCCCTTTAACGATAAACCCAGACCTTAAGCTGACGACGATTGGCGATCGCTGGCCCTGGTAGTCAATTATTTTTGACAGCAGGTCTATTTGTTTTTCTGGATGCCGGTTCGGGTTCTTCGGGTTAACCACCAACTTGTGCACAGGCACCATTTTGTCGAAGGCACATTGTATCTTTTCCTTTGACCTAGCGGAGTCCGACTGCTGATCTAGTTCCATGATTAATTTCCTTATCGTAACGAAC